TTGCTATCTCAGTCTTGGTCATGTCTGTAATTGATTAAAGTCTTATATGCAAAGGGGCACACAAGCTAATGCCCGTGTGCCCCAAACCATACCTAGAGAGAGACGATTAAGTCTCAGAGTTGATCGCGGTGTAGACCTCGATAGTCTCAGAGGCGGCTGTTGCGCCAGTTGTGACTGTCTTGATCTCGGCTACGAGCCAGTACTCCTGATTGGTCGTTGGCACGGTGTAAGGGGCAAGAGCGCCCTTTACGAGTGTACCTCCGACAATGTCGAGGCCATCAGCAATGATGTCGGCGTCTACGACAGTTCCAATGGAACCATCTTCAGCGACTTCATAGATGCCGAGGTCGACAACGAGGGCACCAGTGACACCAGTGCGCTCTACGAAACCAGTTTCAACTGGAAGGATTACGCTGCCACCTTGAACTTTACGCACGCGGATCTTGTCACCAGCTTCCAGTGCGTCAGCACAGGTGTAGATGTCGAGAACCTTGCGGGATTCAGGTGTAGCGGGCACCGCGCCAAGACGAGTCTTAGCGGTAGGTGCTGCTTGTACTGCTGCATTAGCAGTTGCGAGTGTTACGTCTGCGGCCATGTTATATGTTCCTTTCGGTTAATGTTACGCAGTTGCGGATTCGACGACGACCACTGCCTTCTCTTCGTTGCGGTACGCACCCATGCGGGCAGTAGAACGAATTTGAAGAGCGTGCTCTTTATCATCACGGATGTCAGTGTAGACGCGGCGCTCACCATCACAGAAACGAATCTGATCGGCAGTCCATGCCAAGCACTTCTCGATGGTACCAGCTTGATTTGTACCAGTGCCAGCGCTGAGGCCAGTGTGGACAATCATGTGGAGACCAGCGAGGGTCTTGCCTTCGAGGGTACCATCAACAATCGGTGCGATGTTGATGAAGTCGCTAGACTTAGCCTCATTCACGGACAAGAGCAGCGAGTCTTCAGCTTCTGGGCTGATGGCAAAGCATTTCTTTTCGCGCTTAAGGTCGTTGTCCTTGAAGTAGCGGTTGACGCGCAGGAGCTTGGCGAGGGTCAGCGCAGAGGCTGTGCCTGCTGTGCCGAAGTCGTCAGCGACTGTCTGTGTTACTGCTTGGAGTGTGGTTCCATCTTCGCCCACAGTCGCGTTGCCTTGGATGGCGTCACGAATCGTGGCGTCGAGCTTACGGTTGTAAGCGTCAACGTGTTGCATGATGGAGTCACTGTCAGGCAGTGCGATGTTGCCGAGTTCTTTTTCGTCCCATTCGTCGATGAGTTCAGCAAGATCGTAGATCTCGGGTTGAACCCAGCGGAAGAATAGTTCGCGCTCGGAGATGCGAGTGTCGTTTGCACGACCAGTTTTCTTCTGCATTTCCAGAAGACCTGATTGATTGAAGCGCTTCTTTTCACCGACCATCGGGATCTTCTTCACATAGGAGTAGAAGTCACTCTCACGTCGCTCGATACGAGCTTCCCAAGAGGTAGAGTAGTCGATAGGAAAGAATGCTGGAAGAGCATTGTATGCCATAGTTTTACCTTTGTCTGATTGTTATTACGAAGTTACGTGTAGTTCGTCTTCGGGTATCGACTCGTAGTCGGCCTCCAACATATCTCTAGTTCCCCAGAGACAGGGTAGAAGGCGGGATCAGGCTCTAAGTGAGGTATCTATCTCGCACTCTCTGAAAACACACTGAAGGCGCTGTGGCGGCTCCTAGCAACGGCAAACGTGTGGGCATGAAAAAGCCCGACCAGCTTTTACACCAGTCGGGCTCCATCACAATATTATCACATCACTGTCATCACTCAGCGAATTCCAGTACCTTGCCATACGAAGGGAACTCGTCAAGCGCAATCCGCTTTTGTTGAGTGCCTGACTTAGTGGCGGTCTCAATCAGTAGGGTGTGCGTGTGGTTCGTCCCTACCCGTGGCTTGCCAGTCTCCTCGATGGTCAGCACGCTGAAGGTGCGGTTACCGCCCAGACTACCTGACTTCACCTTGGCGCTTCTGTCTACGGTAGCGATGGCGGGCTCGGGCTCCTTGGCTTCGGGTGGAAGCGCAGGAGCTGGCTGGTCATCTACTGGGCGCTGTGGTTCGGGATGCGCTTGGCTTCCGTCATTAGTCGCGGTCAAGTCGATGCCGAGCTTGGCTGCTGCCTTCTTGATGGACTCGATGGTCTCGTCGGCTACTGAGTGGCCATTGAGGTAACGGGTGAGCGTGGTCGTACTGACCCCTGCCTCCCGTGCGAATGCTGCTTTGGATACGTCTGACATGGCTTACCTTTTGTTGAGTAGTTCGTGGCGAGCGTAGAGCTTCTGGAGACGCTCCTGCGCCCGTGCTGTACGGGTAGGATCGCCTGAGTTGAAGTCTGCGTAGAATGGGTTGGATGGATCGCCCTTGATCGCCTTAACCTCGGACATGATGTCGCCCGTGGACTCTACGGCACCTGCTCCACCCGAAGGCGTCACGAGGCGGTCTTCGGAGATCAGCTTGGTCATCTGCGACATTGCAGCGATGAACGTCTTGCCATCGATGCTAGTGTCGAGGATGTCGTCTGGTACGTTGATACCGAGGGTCATCGCTCCACGCTTGGCGTCGAGTAGCATGGCGTCAGCTCCAGCGCCGAACTCTTGGCGTAGGGCTGCTAGGGTCTCGCTCTTCTGTGCCATGCGAGCTTCCTCTTGGCCTGCTGCTGCCGCCTTCAGGGACTCGCTCTCAGCAGCTACGAGAGCCTGCACTAGACTGGGCGGTGCATTGTGCTCGTGCAGAAGCTTGGCGATGCTCGAGGCACGATCATCGTTCCAGTATTCCTCTGGGACGTCTTCAGGGCGCGTGATCCCGTAGTCCTCGGGCGTTGCTGGCACCTGATTGTACTCTCGCACCATCTGCTGGTGCTGTGCCTTGATGTCGTCAGGAGCATCCTCTGCTGGGCGCTCGAGGCGCTTCTGGGCTGCGCTATACTGCAGGTTCTGGATGCCCTTGTAGAGTTCATTCTCGTTCGGGTACTTCTCCAGCAGTGAGCGGAAGCCTTTGGCCTCCTCTGGTAGCGCATCGAGACGCGTCCGATCTAAGCCTTGCTCCCCATAGAAGCCAAGCGTGCCAGTTGAGGTTGGCGTTCCTTCTGCTGGCGGTGTCCCAGCTCCTCCTCCTGCGGCTGCGCCTTCGTCGGCTGCATCGCGGAGAAATCCGTATTTGAATCTATTCATGGTGTGGTTGGTTATTTGGTTACTGTCGGCTTCTCAGGACGAGCTGCCAAAGGTGTTTGAGCCAGCTCCATGAGCTGACGTGCGAACATGCGCTGGCCTTCATTCAAGCCTGCTAGGATCGTATCAATGCGACCCTGCGCGTCAGCCGTGAAGACTGGAGTCTCTAGGCGGCGTTGCAGCACCGCCCAGACGATCTTCTGATCAGGCGTGCGACTGGCTGCATCGGAGCCGAACACACGTCGGAACGCAGCGACCAAGTTTTCTTTCTCTCGATCTACTGCGTTCCTCTTTGCATCCCTCTCTAGGCTTGGATGGGGTGTAGGCATGGTTGGCTAGTCGTCGGACTCAACAGCTAGGATGCTGTCGATGTCTAAAATTAACAGGTCTTCACCGTCGATCTTAACGGGTGCTCCCCCGTACTGCGAAATGATCAGCCTGTCGCCCTTGCTGATGTCCTGCTGGCCATCGGGTGCGCTGATCACAACTGCTCGGTGCGACTTAGTTCGAGAAGCGTCGGGTATTACGATGCCTCCTACTTTCTCTTCGTCGTCTAATCTCTTTACGAGTACTCTCTCTCCTATGGTATGTATCATGGTATGGTGTGGTTGTGGTTGGTTAAATCTCTCGTGCGTGCATAAGCCCTCCTACATTCCTAGTTGTTTCTGAAGTGCCTGCTGCATCTCAGGTGGAGCCTTGCCCATGTTGGCCGCAGACTGAGTAGCTGACTCAGCCATAGCTGCTGCCTGCTGTGCCTGCTGTGCCTGTGCTCGCTGATTGCGAAGCTCGTCACGATCTATCGTAGAGCGCTTCAGGTCGGTTGGCAGTGAGTTGTTGTCGCCTAGCGTGCGTACCAGCTTGTCTGCGTCGTAGTTGTCGAAGAACAGGTTCGGGTCGAGTTCGAGGAGGCCAGCGATTTGCTGCATGAACTCGAGGATCGACTTGTTCTCCAGAGCGCGTAGAGCACGGGCAATCTTGGAGACATGGACGGGGCGTGGCTGTGGGACACTAAACTCACCTGATTCGTCCTGCTCGAGCACCTCACGAGGCACAGGAGGAAGCCTGCCAGCACGCAGAGCCAAGTTGAAGGCTCGGTTGAGTAGCGGGTTAAGGGTCTCGGACGTGAAGCGAGCGAATGTAGGTCGGAAGTTGATTAGCTTCTCCTGTACCAACTCCATCACTTCAGTGGCAGTCATCTGCTTGGTGCGCTCTGCAAGGGCTTTGAATAGGTCAACGTGGTAGCAGTCCTTGATCATCTGGGTGAGCATCTCGAAGATGTCCTTGCCGATGTTGTAGTCGCCTCCATCACCCCAGACTTCTGGCTTCGCGCCATTAGCTGAGTTGGCTGGGTAGACAGTGGCTCCACCTGCTGCCCACTCGATGATGTCCTTAAAGTTGTCGGGTACGATTGTACGCGGCCACACCTTCAGCTCTGAGAGCGCCGTGAGGTCACGCATGATGCTCTGAGAGGCACGGGTAGTCGGTAGCGCTAGGATGGCTGGTGACCACCCGTACTCGGACGTCCAGCGCTCAAAGCGAGAGAATACAAATGGCTTCTCGTCGAATCCGTTGTTATCCAGCTCGTGCTGTGCGTTCTCCTCGCACCAGTAACTCATGAAAGGCTTGTTCTTGCCATCGATCTTACCGTACTCGCGGTCAGTGTCTTCGCGTGGGCGAATGATGTGCCAGATCTTGAAAGTCTTCTTGTTGCGCTGGGTGTCGTCAAGGTACGCATCCAGCACGTCAGGGCTCACGGCCTCCTCGCCAAAGCGCCCTACGATCTTCTTCGCTGTCCAGTCGTAGCTGACGTAGCGGGTGTCTACCAGACCCTCGTCGTCCTCAACGACGAATACGGTGCCCACTGGTGACACGCGGAAGTTGAATAGGCGTTCCTTGCCTTGCTCTAGGCTGATGTCGCCATGACCGAAACTATTGCGGTCGTTTAGGTGGCGCTGAATCATCAGGCTGAAATTGGATTCGTTGAGGAGTTCCTGAATCACCTCAGCGCACTTACGGTACCACTCGTCAGCGATCTCGCTCTTCTCGCCACCTATCGTTGGCGCTGTGAAGTCGAACCACTCACCAGATAGCATGTACTCATAGCAACCTGCAGAGAATGTCTGCTGGGCTTGAATGATGGTGTTGTCGTAGATGCCGTCCGTCCAACCATCGGTGTGCGCTGTCTTAAGTGTGTTGATCGCGCTGTTCTGCGGGATCACGTAGTCGGCTATGCCTCGGTCGAGGTCAGAGCGTTCCCCGTCGTACGTGGACTTCGCTTGCTTGGCCTCATCAATGAGGTCGATGGTCATTCGGCTAGGCATTACCCGAGAGTGTTCTTGGTTGCTGGAGCGCCACCGAACAGCGTCTGCTGCTTCTGCTTGCGCTTGAGGGCGTCCTGTTGAGCGCCGCGCTTAACTTTAGCGGTGTCGGCTTCTGTTGGTACTGCAACTGGTGCAGGCTTCGGTGGTGTCTTTCCTCCCATGTGATCGTCTCCTTAATTGATTCGTGTTGTAGTAGCGTATTCGGCCAGTGTTGTGCCTGTAGAATGCAGTCAAGGGTAGGTCGTGTGGCAGTATCGTCCAGAGCAAACGTAGATCGCCTCCAGCCATCCACACGAACCAGCAGTCGCAGTCGGCTAGTTTGAACCCATGCTGCGGGTTATCCATCTTTGAATGCCCCGAGATCACTGGCCTCGCGCAGATGTAGTAGTCGGGCGTGCTGATGCAGTAGCCTTGAGCTAGGTGCGCACGCTCTACTCCCTCGAAGCTGTACTCGTGCGGTGCCTGATCGACGTAGGCTAAGTAGGTGTGATCTCGAGGTGTCATCGGCGCGGTCTCCTTGCCATCGACACCCTCGGCTTGATCGCGGAGCCCTGACGCACTGGGATGCTGCTGCGATCCACCTGCAGGCCATCCTTCTCGGCCTGATGTGAGTACCCGAAGCACGTAGCAAAGTGAGATGCCCAGTCATGCACAGGCACGTCACGGATCGTCTCGTTGTCCTTCTCGACCTTGCAGTGGTAACACTCGAGCGCACGGATCGCCTCCTCGCACCCAGTCTTATGGAACTCGCATCGCCCGAAGTTAGCCTGAGCCTCCACGATGTTCGACCAGACCGACTGCGGCTGTTTCATCGTGACGACGCAAGAGCACCCAGCCTTCTGCATCTGCTCGATCCAGCTACCCTTGGAGCCGACCATCGGGTTGGCACCGTCATGCGGCAGGAAGATGGCACCATAGCGGTAGCCGAGACCCTGAAGGAATGCCCACCACTCGGCAGGCGTGGCTCGATCTTCACCGTTGCCTGAGAACGCCTCTAGGTACACCTTACGGTCACCCACGAGCTGGTAGATCAGGCACTTGGTGTTCTCGGGCGCACCGATATCGAATACAGCGTACACTGGCAGGTTGTCGTACTTGCGGAAATCGTCGTTGATACGGCCAGCCTGACGAGCTTTGTCTACGAATCCTGCGTAGATCTGCCCCTCCTCGCGCACGCTCCACATCTCGTCAATGGTTGTCGGGTACTCCCGCTTGATCCACTTGCCTGAGTTCTGGGGCTGCTGCTCCTTGAAGTACCAGAGCTTCTGGCCGTCTGTGAAGCGTATGCCTAGCTCGTCACCCTTCTCGGTTAAATACTTGTTCACCTCTGGCGTGATCTGCCCGACGTTGCCCGCGAGGGTGTACACAGGCTCGAGGTACCACGGGAAGAACAGGACAGTCCAGTCGCGCTCGGTGCGGTTGTCGTCAGACACCTCCAGCGCCTCCACGATGATCTCATACCAATCACCAGCACGGCCACCCTTGAACGTGCTCTCAGCTATGATGACGGACTCTTTACCTGATGCCGCTGGGATGGCACCCGTCTTGATCTCGGTGCTGCGGTTCGGGTCTTCGTACGCGATGACACCCCACTCGTAGATGTGCAGGCAATTTGGATCCTTACCGCGGGCGTTCTGGCCTGCCTTGTCGGATCCACCGTTCGACCAGCTCATCTCTGACCTGTTGTCGGCACCGCTGCCCTCGGGTTCCTTGAGTGCCTCGTCTAGCTTGTCGTAGCTGAACGCCACCATCTTGAGTTTCTCCCATGCGTCCTGCTGGGTACGTTCGATGATGACGGACTCCTGCCCCTCGTTGAAATAAGCCTTGTCGAGTGCGAGGATAGCACTGAGCGTGGAGAAGCCGAGCTGACGTGCCTTCGGGATTGCGATGCGCTTGCGGCCTTGGATGAAGATCGCGTACAGCACGACACGCTGCGCCCAGTTCGGTCGGAACGGGATGGCCTTACCGTCCTTGTCGGAGATCGTGTAGAGGTTGCAGATGCGCCACACAGGGTCGGGCATCAGCAGCTCGAGTTCGTCCTCCGTAGCGTCTTCTGCTGGCAGAGGGTAGTCGTCGAGGTCTATGGACGGGTAGTAGATCATGCGCGGTTCCTTCCGCGCTTGCGGATCAGGCGACGAGCTGCGGCTTCGGCCTTCGGCTTAAAATTCGCCAAGGTGTCGTCGTCGAGCTGATCGTACAATTCAGCGATCTCGTACTGACTTCCGTCAAGCTCGCAGGTGGCACGCACTTGGTAGGCGGCGCGGGATGGTATGTAGTCGACGTAGTACGTCATCTTCGGGAGTTCTACGACCCGTGCTGCGATACTAGGCACTGCGATAGCAGCCGATGCTGCGACTGACAGGTTCTTTATGAAGTCTCTTCGGTTCATTGGATTTGGTTGGTTATGTGTTACTTACAAAGTCTTGCCATTCTTTAGTCTTGACGGACTGGAACCCGCTTCCCATCACGAGCGTAGCGAGTGTGTCCCACTACATGTGTGGTTGCTCATTTGCTGCGTTGTCTGATCCGATCCAGCAGGGTGCCGCTCAGGTCGATCTTCTCAGGTTCATTCCAGCCGTAGGTCTTGGCCAGAGCGTTGTATGCTCCTATGCGCCCCGTGGCGTCGGCTTTGCCCTCGTCCTTATGCTTACCCTCAAGAATCTCCTGCATGCACTCAGCGGCACGCTCACGGCTAATGGCGGCACGTTCCTCGGCATTCTCGCGGTGTTTCGCAATGTATGCGGCCACCTTAGCATTGCTTAGTAGCTTAGAAGACTTCACCTCGGCAGACGCGGGAGCATACCCAGCGTCGATTGCTGCCTGCTTACCTGTGCAGTTCCCGTCGAGTATGCGGTTGGCGAACTTTAGCTGCCTAGCGTTGAGGTCTTGGGCTCTCATTTCGCTGCCTCCTCTACTACGGTAACTGCCTCGACCCAGAAGAGGTCGTGAAGGACGGCGCTCGCGGTGGAGGTCGCGCCCTGCTTGGATGCGTATGCCTGCGAGTGGGCGAGGATGCGCCCGTTCTTTGCGACGATGCGCCAAAACCATTTGCCTGACTTGTTTTTTAATACTTCGATTCTCATGGTATGGTATGGTTGGTCTTAGTAATTAGCCCGTGGGCTGTTTCCAGTCCTCGAGATTAGTTGAAATCCTGTCATGCGCCTGCCGCTGCCGTTGCGCTTGATCTCCTCGAACTGGGAGGGATTGAATGGGTGCGGGCACTGCTTCTCATCGAGGAGATCTGTGCAATGGACTCGGTGGCCTGCTCCTGTGTGGTTGACGACACGGTCTACCCTGATGAGGTTCTGATGGGCGTCCATCCAGTTGGAGCCTACTGGTATTCTAGTATGGTGCATGGTGTTTAGTATGGTGGGCGGTTGCGGTGGATATGTAAAGGGAGAACTCCCGCATGGCTACATGATTGAAAGCCATGTTTACGCAGGTGAATATTCGACATAGTTGCGCAGCTATTAGGTTGTGGAGTTGTGCGTGATAAAAGTCACGGTTACTTATAGTTAGATTGAATTGAAGTTTCACTGTGTCGGCGTATCTGACCAGTAGATCTATTGTTGCGTCTAGCGCGCATCATCACCCTTTGTTTTGCCCCAATTATCCTGTGGTCTAGTATCGTCACGTCTCCGTTGTCGTCCGTCACCGTCCACACGATTTTAAAGTCAACATCGTGAACCAACCCACAGTCACAGCAAGCCATCTTGTATCCCTCCATCACTGGAAGCTCCCAATCCGACCAACCATCCTCGTTTGCCTCTATCTTTTTGAATTTAGCCATAATAAAATAAATCTAACCAGTCAGATTACTCAACGCGAAGACGCGCGAGTATCTTCAGTGTTAGATTTAAGGTTTCTGAGCGCATCTCGACGCCCTTTCCAATAGCTCGCCTCATTGTGCTCATAGAAGCCATCACCTGCCAGCGTTGCGTTTACTGCGCTTTCGCGGCATTTATTGAACTGCAACTGTGCGTGCGCGAGGTCATTCTGCATGCGTTGCGTCGAACCATGCACAGTAGCCAATGACTTTCTCTCGGCGTAGTATTGGCCGTCTTTAAATCCTAGCGTGTAGGCGTTATTTGCTTCGTCGTCTGTCATGGCTATGCTTGTCGTTCTGCCCAAAAGCCCGCCAACGCATGTGGCGAGGGCGAGCTGGGGTGCAGGGTAGTGGTTGGCTAGAAAGGTGCTGGCATCTCGTCGTCGTCACCGTGGTCACCGTCAGGGGCGGGTTGCTGATCGCTTTCGGTGCGCGTATGCACCTCCAGCTTCCATGCTCCGTTCTCACCGAACCAGCGATCCTTCCACTTGCGACCACGTAGGCCGAAGTGGATGGTGATGCTGTCGCCTTCGGAGATCTGCTCCTCGTGGGGCAGGTCGGCTTTCTTGCCTGCGAATACGAATGGCACCTCCTGTGGGTAGTCAGGGTCGTCGTCACACACGATGACGTCGCACTTCTGGAAGTTGGACTGGCCAACTGTTTCGACGGAGCCGACGTGAACTACGCGGCCTGTAAACTTGTATGATTCACTCATTTGACCTCCCTCCATTTCGCGGGTGAGCGCCAGTCAGAGGTAACTCCATTAAGCTCGAGCTTGCGGAGTCCTTCGAGCAGGTTCAGCGCGTCGGCTTCGCCCTCGATGGTGGACTCCCACCAACCAGCATCTGTTGTCCACCCAGACGGGAATACCCGAACGTGGATTTCGGTTCCCTTAAGGAACCCGCAGTAGTGGAGATCCACGTCGGGCGTCTGCCTCTCGGAGATGCTCATGGCTCGCTGCAGCAGCTT